TATCAGGGAGGAAAGGAAGGGAAAGAATTTAGTTGGGCAGGTATTCCAGGGGGTCAACAGTGGAGCCGTCCAGCGACATGCTGAAGTGCAGATGGCTGGCCAGGGCGCTCTCGGCGATGGCGGTGCCGCCCACCGAGCCCAGCACGGAGCCGGCGCCAACCGTGTCGCCCACCGCCACCGTGGGTACGGAGGCCAGGTTGGAGTAAGTGCTGGTCAGTCCGCCGCCGTGCTCCACCACAACGGTGGTGCCCATCATGGCGTCCTGGAGGACGGCGGTGACCGTCCCCGCGGCGGCCGCCTTGACCTCAGTACCGGCGGCGGAGGCGATGTCCAGACCGTCGTGGGTGCGCCAGTCGTCCATGGTGGGATTGTAGGAGAGCACCTCCAGGCTGTAGTCCGTCAGAATATCTCCCTGTACCGGCCAGGTAAAGACGGTGGGGGCGGCCTGTGGAGTGGGCTGGGGCGTGGCTGACGGCATCGCCGAGGGCGTGGCCGCCGGTACAGCCGGGGACGCGGGGACGGTGTGCTCCGGCGCAGGGGTGGCCGCCGGGCGGTTCATGAGGCCCGCGTCCACCGGCGTGGGCCGGGGAGAGGGGGTGACGGTGATCTGAGCGGTGCCCGCCACGGGGGCGTCCGGCTCATCCGGGGTGAGAGAGGAAAAGAGATAATAGCCCGAAATTCCTATTGCGGCGACGCAGAGGAACAGGACTATGTAGAAGCCCTTGCCCTCCAGAAAGTCGCCCATTCGTTTCAAGAATGGTTTTTTCATGCTGTTTAGCACCTCCGAGCCTATTGTGGACAGGCCTGGGCTTGGATATACATGGAAAATAAAAAAATTTCCCTTGACCTTCCACGGGGTGCAGGGTGTATTAAGAGAACGGCGATTTAAGAAAATTTTAACCAGGTGCGGCTCTGGAGTGACTGGAACTCTAAGCGTGTAGGCAAAAAATGATACTAGCTCGTTACTAATACGTTACTAACGGCGGATTCCTGGTGATTTTGTCAGGCCAGCTTTTTCACCTCTTTGGCGAGATCGGCGGGGGTGGGATGAATGTAGGTGGCGGTGACATTTCCCTTGAGGGAATGCCCCAGGAGCAGCTTCACCTTGATCTCGTCCACTCCGGCACGGCTTAGAAGGGTGGCGAAGGTATGGCGGCACCAGTGCGGGGTGGCCTCTGGTATGCCGAGCTGCTCTACCACTGGGGTAAACACCGAGATGCGGTAACGGTCGGAGGACATGCCTTTTTCCGCTGACAGCCATTGTTGCACGTAGGCGGAGATCTTGGGGTGGATTGGGATAATCCGGTCACGGCCTGCCGCGCTTTTCACACCGCACTGGAGGTAGCCACCATCCTCGGAGCGGTAAGCGAAGGGGGTAAGGGACAAGAACTCGCTGATGCGCAAGCCGGTATAGCACAGAACCATGGCCTCTGATGCGCCGGGAAAACCGGCCCGCGCCAGCTCCTCCAGTTTGGCAAGCTGGAGATCATTGAGCGCCCCCTTTTTGACCTTGATGTCGACGGTGGGGATATCCAAATAACGAGAGTAATCTTTCCCGATAATATCACGTTTCATGGCGTAGGCGTGCAATGCGCGGATCAAAATTGCATCGTTGTTGATGCTGGACTGGGAGCGGCCCTCGTCCTCACCCTCGTCCAGGATGGCCTGCCACTCGTCCAGGGTAACGCTGCGCATTTTACGGGCGGCGTAGCGAGAGACACGCTGGTTCCAGGATGCCTTGTGGGAGGCAACAGAGGATTTCCCGCTCCTGGGGTACTCCCGCTCCGACCAAGCGGTATAGACCTGTTCCACGGTCCAGGAGAGCATATCCGCACTGGGGGTCTGCCCGGCGGCAGCCTTGCGGTTATACTCCTCCAGCGCCTCCTGGGCTTCCTGGAGCTTGGCGTGGTAGCTCAGCGCCACCTGGCGCACGTAGCCGTCTTTATCCCTGGCGGAGATCTTCACGATATAGGGCCGCCGGCGGTTGCCTGAGAGCTTTACAATGGAGCCGGTGCCGTTTGCACGTCGCATGAGTAGGCCCCCTTATTTTTTGGCATGGCTGACAATCATCTCGGGCGGATTTAGGCCCCAGGAGACTTGCAGGGCGCTGTCCTGCCCCAAAATGAGCTCCCGGCTGTAGACACCGCACTCCACCCGAACGAGGCAAGAAGGGGCCTCCAGAGACGTAGAGACGCTACCGCCGGGGCCGATACTGCCCAGGAGCTGCCCGTCCACGTAGACGGAGACGCCGGTGCTGGCGAGTTCATTGTTGACCTGCATCACGGTAATTTTCATGGCGTTCACTCCTTGTGATGATACAAATGTTCGATTGTTGGTGTTTTAAGAGACCGGGGCCACGGCCCCGGCTCTTTGCTAGATATCAATCTTGGATTAAATCTGGAGATTGCTCTATACGTAATGTTTCCCTGTATTCCGCTGCGTCTGGCACGTCAACAAATTGCACAGTTGCATTGTGATTCTCCAAAACGAGTTTCTTGATCTCTTCCAAATCCACCTTAAAGAATTCCTTCCTAGGATTGACTTTATTGACCTGCCTCTTTTGAAAATGATGGTGCAATAAGGTTTCCAGCGCAGGTGCATCTTCAGAAAAGATCAGAGCATGCACATCGAACGGGAACGGGACAGAAGCGCTACTCAATTCACTTATACGATCCATTGGATCAAGTCGTCTAGTCATACCAATTTTAAATATACTTTCTCCAAAGGAGCCAATGTTCGAAATAATATATACAAATCCGGCACGAGTATTTTGCTCTCGTTCGAGAACGTTTTCCTTGTCAGAGGCCAATGCTTTTAGTTTTTCTTCTAACTCTTGAATTTTATCTATATAAAGTTGCTTCTCAACATCATCCTTTGCCTTTTGCATATAACCCATAAGCTTCTTCACTTCATTGCTAAATTGAGTTTCTTCCTTCTCAATTTTCTGCTTTTCGCGTTCTATCTCCCGGCGGACCTTTTCTTCTTCAATCATTTGCTCACGAATGGCTTTCTTCTGTTCACGTTCTTCATCAACCTTGAGCATATAAGCATAGACCAGGCTCAATTCTTCTAGCTTCATGGAGAAAAAATTTTGAGATATCTGTACGCCATCTACTAGAAAGATTTTATTCAATGCATCATAGGAACGTTGTATTTTGGTGCGGACGCTATCAATATTATTTGGAGTAACACTCCCGATCAAAGAGACTGTTTCGGAATTAAAGCACCTCAAAATCTGCTTCTTTTGGCTCTCCAGTACACGTTTTGTTGCGCTGTCATTTGTGATAACAAGGGCATCCCCGGATTTCACCAGTTCATCTTCACGGGACTTTAAAAGAGCGAGCTTATTTTTAATTTCATCAGATTTCAGGTCAGAATAAGCGTCAACAGAAACCATCGCACACAGGCTATCCTGCTCCAGTATTTTCAATTCCTTTTGCAGGTTCTCCTTTTCTTCGGCAAGCTTTACAACTTCTTGCTCCGCCTTTTTTACACGTTCATCGGCGCTTTGGGTCTTTTTCCAGTAATAGTCCAACGCTTCGCGGTGTTTGGCCTCGTATAAACTGTCACCCTCACTTTTTTTCTGATTCACGTAAGCATCTGCGGCAGCCTTTGCGGCCTTTAGATTTTCATAACTCTTTGTTTTTTGCTTTTCAACCAGCCAAAGGATCAGGAAAATGACCGCCAGAATTACAAATGCCCACACACAAATCCTCTCCTATTTCTAAATTGTCGTGGTGTCCAAGTTGGACACATTCATAAGTATTGATCCACCGCAAGGTTGCCATGCTTATACCAGCAGATGGCCTTGCGGACAAGATCCTCAGTAACACCGAAACGCTCGGCTAGATCCCAGACCTCTGTGCAGCCCTCGTGCGCGGCGGCCTCCAGAGCGTCCAGGGGAAGGAACTGCTCGATTTCCCACTTGTCGGCCCGGTTCTCATGCTTTTTCTTTATATCGCAGGCCGCCCAGCGGTTATAGAAGCTGTAGGTCATACAATGACCGACCTCGTGGCCCAGGGTGGTGAACTCATCCGCTATAGTCTCGAATTTCCACGGGTCCAGCGCGATCGCGCGCCGGTCAAGCGATGGAATGAAAATCGAGAAGGACTTGGCGAAGGGCATGGTGTACCAATCTACATCAATCCCCTGATCCACGGCAAAATCATAGAGCTCATAAAGATTCATTCCTGGTCTTTCTTTTTCCTCCACTGCTCGGCCTTGAATCTGGCGTATTCGTACACGTCATCCCACAGGGCGTCTCTCTCCTCGGGGCTCATATCCATGTCCCCACCCATGAATGCCGCCATGATGGTGTCACGGTCCAGCTCGTCCCCATTCTTCGGAGCGGGGGCGGGCTCTTTTTTTTCACCAGTCAGTAAATACTCCACCGAGGTGCCCAGAACTTCCGAGATCTTGGCAAGCCGCTTTGTATAGGAGGCAGAGCGTCTCCGACGCCAATCGCTTGCGGTGTCATCGGAAACCCCTACGAGTTTAGCAAATTCTCGCTGCTCCATGGGCAGGCGATCGAGGATTTCAAAAATCCGATCAACCGTATCCACTTCGCTCACCTCCAAAACGTAAAATTTCCGGGTGTGTTTTTGTTTAAACTTACAAAACCGGAGTTTTTCCGAAAATCTTATTGACAACCGGAGAAACTCCGGCTATGATTTAACCACAGGTAAACAAGAGGGCGCGGCAACGCCCCAGCAGACTGGGAAGGGGGTGCTCATATGCTCACAGAGGAAGCGAATATAGGAATTACACAGGAGGCTGTCACCTGTGCAGCCAGACATTTCGTTGCCGCTCATGAAAGTGCCGCAACTGAGATACCTGTCAAATTTGGTGATATCTGTGTGGGTTGTAGGTATGCGAAAACCTGCCTAGGCGACTGGTTAAGGGCGGCGGCCCCAATTTTTGAGGCCGCCCAAGTGTTTCCAACTTTGCTCCGAAATGATCAGTGACCAGCACCATGGAGCAGCGGGCATGCCCGGCCATCTGCGCCATTTCTACTACACCCATATTCCTGTGCATGGGAACAGGCATAGGCGATTACCTTGTCGCTGGGCGGCAGTCCGCCGCCGAGCTGGATACGCTCTACGGTCACGGTAATCATTTGCTGGCTGTTTGTTTCCGGACAAAGTCCAGACACTGTCTTTCGCATGTGAAACACCTCCTTTCTCCGCCCCAATATTACCATAGGGGTGGAGAGAGGACAAGGGCGCGGCAACGCCCGGGGCAATTCGGAAAGGGGGGATAGCATGCTGACGACCCTGCTAGGAGTAGCCGCAGTTGTATGCGCGATCGGCTGGCTGAAAAATCGGCTGGCTCTGTTGAGCATCCTGTACTACATCATGTGGGCGGAACTTCCAGAGCCTAGCGACGAGGAGATCAAATACTGCGCGAAAAAAGTAGCTCAAAGGGTTCTGCACATTAAAGACCGAAGTGAGCTTTAATCGGCGTTGTGCATTACACCAGAGGTTAAACCTATCATACCACATCAAACAGTCTCGAACAACACCAAATTTAGAGGGGGTGAAGTGGTGAGAATCTGCGAGCTGATGGAGCAGAGGGGCATCCAGCGCATCCAGTTGGCCGACGCCATGGGAGTGTCGCCTTCTTGCATTACCAAATGGGTGAAGGGGACGGCGCTGCCGAGTGCCGACAAGCTACCCCGGCTGGCCGCCATCCTGCAATGCAGCATTGACGCCCTCTATGGCCGTGAGCCGCCTGGGGGTGCAAACGGGGCGGCAAACTGAGAAAGGAGTTACTTATGTTTTGCACACCGGAGCAGCGGCAGATTGGCCGCTGGATTGAGAACCATTATGACATTGACAAGGTGCAGTGCGCCGAGGTGGTCACCAAGAACGCGGTACGCCTGACTCTCCGGGGCCACGAACCCACCATCCTGATCCTCCGCCAGAATGGGCGGGTGGATCAGATTCCCGAGGCGGCGCTTTTCGAGGAGGCCGTCTGACCTCATGCTTATATTGTACCCCCAGGGAGGAGTGATTACCATGCCGCAGGACAGGCGGAATATCTACAAAATCGCCCGCGAGGCGAAGGGATTGACCCAGGAAGCAGCCGCGGAAAAGCTGGGGATCTCGGACAGCTCCATCCGGGCCTATGAGACCGGCCAGCGCATCCCGCCCCCGGAGGTGGTAGACCTGATGGTCATTGCCTACGACAGCCAGCTCCTGGGCATCCAGCACCTGCGGGCCAGCGCCGACATGGCGCGGAGCATCGTGCCGGATATCCGAGAGGTGCGGCTCCCGGAGGCCATCATGGAGCTGCTGGACCGGGTATATGGCTTTGTGGACGCCCACCGGGACCGGGAGCTGCTGCGCATCGGCAAGGACGGCATTATCGACGATCAGGAGCGCCCCATCTTCGACGCCATCGTGGCGGAGCTGGGCGACTTGGTGGAGGCCGCCATGGCCGTGCGCTACGCCAAACAGGGACATCTTGAGGAGGGAGTAGAGTGAAAAAGGCAACCAAGCGGCCACTCACGGACGAGGAGATCATGGCGTATGACAACGTGCCGATTGATGTGGCGGCCCGATACATAGGCTGGTCGTCCCCCACCATCTACCGCGCCCTGCGGGAAGAGCGGGCACCCTTCGGCTTTGCCGTTTGCAGCGGGGAGGCAGGGACGTGGACATACAACATCAGCCCCGGCCTCCTGGTGAAGTACAAGAGGGGAGACCTGCCTACCTACCGCCTCCGGGAGCTGGAGGAGGTCATGGTGCGCCACGTCCAGGAGGCGCTGGATCTGCGGCTGGCCGGAGTGTCGGCGCTCATGGGAAAGGTGCTGAGCGCATGAGCATGATACGGCTGGAGCTCAGCAATCGGGACTATAACACCATCGCGGAGGCCCTGCTGGAAAGCGCCCTGGACTGGGAGCACGCCGCGGACGAGCTGGGGCGTCTGCACCAGTTTTGCGCCCGGACAGGGGACCCGGCCTACGGGGCCAAGCTGGCCCGGTTGGACCGGGAACAGTACCGCCATAGGCGTCTCGCCCGGCGCAGGCGGGCCGTACTGGAGCGCCTGCGGAAACAGAAGGAGGCAGCATCATGCTGATGGAGCTGGATTATGAGACCGTGTCGGCGCTGGAGTCGGCGCTGATCGTGGCAGAGGACAGCAAGATGCGAGATGCCAAGGACTGGGCCAATATCGCCGAGTCCTTGGGGGCATCGGAACAGCGCCGGGCGGCGGATAATCTGGCGGCGTTTTGCGGGGGACAGGCTGACCGCTACCGTAAGGCCATGGATGCCCTACAGAGGGCAAAAAAAGGCCCCAGTCGCTCGGACACAGCGACCAGGGCCTAACGTGAAGACACCTGTATTATAGCACACAATTTTGAGTTGCACAAGGGGGTGGTGCGCCGAATGAACCAGGGAAACGAACAGCCGGGGTTTTGGGCTCTGATCCCCGCCTCAGTGCGGTACGATAAGGAGCTACCGCCAAACGCCAAGCTGCTGTATGGCGAGGTGACTGCCCTGTCGGACAAGCTGGGATACTGCTACGCACAGAACAGCTACTTTTCCGACCTCTTCGGCCTGTCTGAGCGCAGCGTGACCCGCCTGCTGTCCACGCTGGTGGACCGCGGCTATCTGCGGGTTGACGTGGTACGGGACACGGCCACGCAGGAGGTCCTGGAGCGGCGGATTTATGCCATCTACAACACTGAGGGGGCGGGGGCACCCCCTCCCGACAAAAATGTCGGGACCCCTCCTGACAAAATTGTCACCACCCCTCCTGACAAAAATGTCGGAGAGATCAATACAAGATCTGATCATATACCCCCTATAGTCCCCCAAGGGGGACCGCCCAAAAAGAAAAAGGCAAAGAGCGTCCCTGCCTGGAAGCCGGAGCGGTTTGAAAAGTTCTGGGCGTACTACCCCCGGCATGAAGACCGGGTGAGTGCCGTCCGAGAATGGGACAGGCTTAAGCCAGGGGACGAGCTGATCGACGCCATTGCACGGGCGCTGCTGTGGCAGACCAAGGAACCGGATTGGCCGGTACCCTACGCCTGCCGTTACCTGCGCAACCAGCGGTGGACGGACGAGCCACCCAGACCCAGGGCGCAGGGCCGGCCGGCAGCCCAGCAGATGACGGGCTGGCACATGGCGATCGTTGACGGAGAGGAGGTGCTGGTGCCAGATGAATCCGGCTGATCTGACCTGGGATCCGGCGGCGGAGCAGAGTGTGCTGGGCTCCATCCTGCTGTCCCCCGCCTGCCTGCCCACAGTAGAGCGGTCACTGCGGCCCGCCGACTTCCGCTTGGCCTCTGACCGGGCCGTCTATGAAGCCGTGCTGTCCCTGGAGCGGGCGGGCGGCTCTGTCGACCCAGTAACTGTCCTTGATCAGACTGCCAAGATGGGCGCGCCAGTATCCCGGGAGTATCTCTTCGGCTTGATGGAGCTGGCTGCTACGGCGGCCAACGTGGAGGAGCACGTCCGCATCGTCCGGGAAGATGTTCTCCGCTCCGGCCTGATGGAGCTGGCCGAGACCGTACATAGCCGGGTGACCAACCGGACGCCGGTGGCGGAGGCGCTGGCCCAGGCCCGCCAGACGCTGGACAAGCTGGAGCGTCAGGGCAGCGCTGGGAGGCTGGCCACCCCGACGGACATCCTGACCGCCTTCTACCGTCAACGGGAGGCGGTGGAAAGCGGGGACGGCAAGGCATACGTCTGCACCGGCTACATGGCCTTGGACAGCCTACTGGGCGGTGGGCTGATCAACAGCGGGCTCTATCTGCTGGCCGCGCGCCCAGGTATGGGGAAGACCACCCTGGCGCTGAACATCGCCGACCGCGTGGCCAAGGCCGACCCGGTGCTCTTTATCTCGCTGGAGATGGACAGCGATCAGTTAGCTGCCAAGCGCATCTCCCGACTGACCGGCATCCCGTCCGAGCGGCTGCTTATGCAGCCGTTGACCGATGCAGAGGCCGCCCAAACGGCCCAGGCTGCCAGCCAGCTCTCTACGCTCCCCCTGTATTCAAACGAGGCCCCCACCATGACGGTGGACGATATCGGCACGCTGGCCCGGAGCATCGGTGGCCTGCGGCTGGTGGTGGTGGACTATTTCGGCAAGATCGCGCCGCCGGCAGAGCTCCGGCGGGCAGGCCGGTATGAATACACCACAGAGATCTCGGGTGCCCTGAAGAACCTGGCCCGGGCTCTGAAAATTCCGGTGCTGGTGCTGTGCCAGCTTAACCGGGAGCTGGAAAGCCGTCAGGACAAGCACCCCCAGCTTTCCGACCTGCGGGACACGGGGGCGCTGGAGCAGGACGCCGACGGGGTAATCTTCCTCTACCGGGAAGACTACTACGCCGACCCAGGCACGGTAGACCCCAACGTGCCTTCCATGTTGGAGGTCAACCTGGCCAAGAACCGGCACGGTTCTGTGGGCCGGTGCAATATGGCTTTTTCCATGGCATCCAGCCGGGTTACTGCGCTCGCCAACCGGCCGACAAAGGCCCAGGAAGGGCCGGAACAAATGACTTTGCGGAAATGGAGGCAGCCCTATGGGAAGCGGACGGCGGCTGGAGCTGATTGAGGCGGAGTGCCGCCGGCATGCCGCCCTGGCACGGGCGGACGCGGCCCGCCGGGCCGAGCATGAGGAGGTGGCGGAGGCCCTGGCGTGGGCGCTTCGCTGTCTCGGGAAGGAGGAGCCCATATGCGTATCGGTGAGGCTTACACCTTTGTCCCCGCCGCCTTCGGCGCGGAAATTGGGGGCAAGGACACAAAAACCATCCCCCGGCGGGTGACCGGGCATATTGAGTACATCAACCGGGCCCACCGCTACTTCACCGTCCGGGTGGACACCGGGCGGGGAATCCTGCGGGAGA